TCCAGAACAATGCAGGAGCTGGGGTGACGGGTAACATTGACACCTCTGCGTTTGGTTATGGTGAGGCGACTGTGCTTACTACTGCTGCTTTCACCTTGACCATCTCCCTCGTGAAGTGTCTTCCCCTTAATTAATGGAGGTGTGTGATGGGCTTGTATTCTAACCCCGCCCCGCTGGAGAGTGGCCCGAGTGTACCTGAGGTCGAAACTGTTCCGGTGAAGCCCGCAGGTTTTCAGGCTGGCGACAAGGTGGTCTGGAAGGGCATTGACTTGACCGTACATTCGATTCGGGAGAACGGCGACGTGTTTGCTATCTCTTTGACGATGCAGGTAATTGCTCAACCCGACCAGTTCACCCTCGCTTAAAATCCTGTATAATCCGTCTCACGAGTGATGCCTTGAAGCCCCTTCCTCGGGGGCTTTTTCCTAGTTAATGGAGCACGCTCGTGTCTACAGTTACTTACTACGTCTGCGATTGCTGCGGCAATCGGTCCCTCCAGTTGGGCAATTTCAACACCCCCGCACTCGCCGGGGCAGTCGCCAATCTGGTTCAGGTCACACCCCCCTCCCTGCTTTGCAACCAGTGCTGCACCGCCTTAGGCGCTGTCGCCAGCACGGTCATGTCGGCACGCCTGGGGATCAACAACGGTGTGGTGATCTGATGGGCAAGGGCAATCGTACCTTCTTCAAGCTGGGCGACTACAACGCCATCTGCCGGGTGTGCGGATTCAAGCGCAAGGCTAGTGAGATGCGTCTGCGCTGGGACGGGGTGTATGTGTGTGAGCAAGACTGGGAGATTCGCCAGCCCCAGGACTTTGTTCGTGGCCTGCCGGAAGAGGTAGCGCCCGAGTGGACCCAGCCCGAACCGCCCCCTGTCTTCCTGCCCCTCGGCAAGCTGGGCACCGGAGCAGGGCCTGCGATCCTCGGCGGCACCGCAAACCCTGGTGACGGCACCGCAACCAAGGGCGTCGAATATGGCAACCTCATCATAGGCGTCCCGGCGATCTACAAGAACGGCACCCTCCTTACCAGCGGTGTCGATTACCAACTCACGACCAGCTTCGGCAACATCACCTTCACCGTAGCCCCCCACGCCAATGACTTCCTCACATGGTCTGGTACGTGGAAGGACAACGCCCTGGTGCTGTTTACCATCGTCCAGTTCCGGTTCGCTGTAGGCGACGGACACACGACCTCCTTCATCATCTACGCAGCGGTGTGATATGGCTACCACGTTTGCAGTAAGCCGCGATGACATCATCAACAGGGCCTTACGGCTCTGCGGTACGTATGACGCAACCAATCCGCCCACTAGCCAAGACTTCCAGAATGTTGGGCTGGCGTTCAACATGATGATCAAGGCGTGGATCTTGAATGGTCAGCCAATGTGGAAGGTTGTGGAGACGGTGTTGCCGCTGGTGACGCCGGTCAACACGTACCAGATCGGGCCGTATGCTACGGGTCCCGGGGCACTGGTCACGACCAAGATCCTCAAGATCCAACAAGCCTTCATCCGGCTAATCTCCACCCAGTTCGACACGCCTATCGATCAGATCAGCATTCAGGAATACGCCCAGTACGGGAGTAAGAATGCCTTAGGCGTGGTGAACTCAATGGTCTACCGCCCGCTCGATGACAACAACGGCGTGATCCAGCCGGTGAGTTCCTACATTCAGGTCTACCCCACTCCTGCCGACAACACCTATGAGTTGCATCTCATTGGCCTCGTTACGCTGAATGATGTGAGCGTCGGCACCGACCCCGTGGACTTCCCCCAGGAATGCTACATGGGCCTGACGTGGTGCTTGGCAGACCAGATTAGTTTGGAGTACGCCACCTCGATGGACCGCGTGCAGAAGATCGAGCAGAGGGCGGCGAAAGCCTACCAAGAGATGATTGCGTGGTCCCAGGAGAACACGGACTCCATCCGGTTTATGTATGACACTCGGAGCCGCTAATGCCTGATCTTGCTCCGCTGAGAATCCCCCTGGTTGAGCCGCTGGAGAACCGCGACTTCTCTACCAACTCGGACTCCAAAATCCTGAATGGGATCATTGAGCAATCGACTCGCGGGACGTTGAGGGTGGTGAAGAGGCCGGGGTATAGGTCTGTGTTCAATGGTACTGTTGGCATTGGGCAGGGCCTGGATAATTACCTCAACAACCTATACGCCATCTCGGGCGACTTCTTGAATGCCTTCGGGAATGTCGCGCCCGTCCTGACCGCTACCCTGGTCACGTCTTCTGCCGCCTTCTCAGCACGCACTGAACAGGCCGCTATAGGCTTCCAGAGCAAGCTGTGGGTGTATGGAGGGCTGTCGTCGGCAGGGGGCGCCCTGAACGACATGTGGTCCTCGGTAGATGGCATCACGTGGACTAACGTGGGCACCGCCGCATGGTCTGCTCGTTCGGGCATGCAGGTCATCCAGTTCAACAACGCCCTCTTCCTGATGGGCGGGCGGGATGCAGCAGGCAATCCGCTCGGCGACGTGTGGACTAGCGCCGATGGTTCCACCTGGACCCTGACGAATCTGGGCGCCTTCCCCGGTCGCTGGGACTTCGGCCTTACCGCATCCTCCACTCGGATCTACGTAGCGGGCGGCAATACTGGCTTTGCAAACGGTAGCAACTCCTACTATTCGGATGTGTGGTTCTCCAACGATGGCACCACTTGGCAGCGCCTTGTAGCCAATGCCCCCTGGGTGGCGCGGACCAACTTTGGCTTCTTCTGGCTAGGCACGAACCTGTATGTAGTGGGCGGCTTGATGCTAGATCAATTCGGTACGGCAACTTCCGACCTGTGGAGTTCCCCTGATGGCACGGCATGGACACAAGTTTCATCAAACCCGTTCGCTGTTGCAGCTTCTGGTGTATGGCCCACTGCGGCCTTTAGCTCATACGGTGTGGACTTCCCCATCCCAGCCCCCGTCACCATCACAGGCGGAACCGGAGGTAGTGGAGCCGCCGCCTTCGCTTTCACCGACCCTGCCGACGATGACGACGATGGCGCAGCTTGGGGAACCTACGACAAGATCACCTTCAGCAACGTTGGCAGTGGATACACCGGCGCTCCTACAGTCACTCTCGGGACTAGTGTAGGAGTTGAGGCGTCAGCGTATGCGCTGCTGAATGGCACGGCCAATTCAGGGGCTAAGCAGGTAGAAGTGGCGGTGCTGGGTAGCACTGTGTATCTGCTGGAGTTCAACGCCTCGGGCACCTTGGTTGAGCGCATCTGGTCCACCACCGATGGCGTGACCTACGTCAATACGAACACCAACTTCGCAGCAGGTTGGCCGGTGAGGGCGGGCGCATCGTTCGTGGGCTTCGGCAACCTGTTCCTGTTGGCGGGGCAAAACACGGGCACGTCCACTACCTTCAATGACGTGTGGCAGGTGATAGCCACAGGCGCAACGACAGCCTTGAACCCCAACGTCGCAGGTGGGTACTACCACTTCACACAGACCTCCACGTCGCTCACGACTCCCCTCTTAGTGTTCAAGAGCACGAAGGATCTGTACAGCTACAACGCCAACCTGAACTCGCTCACTAAGCTGAGCAACGTAGCGAATTACCCCACGACCACGGTCCCAGGGATTGTTTACCTCGATACGTTCTTTTTCGTGATGGATCCCCAAGGGCGCATCTGGAACTCGGCGCAAAACAACCCTGCCGTATGGACAGCCTTGGGCGAAATCCAGATGCAGAACGAGCCTAACGGTGGGGTGGCAATAGCCAAGTACTTGAACTACATCGTGGCGTTCGGCGTGTGGACGACTGAGTTCTTTTACGATGCGGGCAACCCTTCGCCAGGATCCCCTCTTTCCCCCAACACCTCCCTGCCTATCCAGATCGGTTGCGCCAATGGCGAGTCGGTCTTGGAGATGCAGGGCAATGTGGTGTGGATTGGGCAGACTCGGCGCGAAGGGCAGTCGGTCTACATGTTCAATGGCTACACCCCGCAAAAGATCAGCACGCCCTTCATAGACCGCATCCTTCAGTCGGACACGCTGACCAGTATCACGGCCATATCGACTGAGATGTTCGGGCACTCCTGCTATGTGCTGACTCTGCACAACTCCAACATCACCCTGGCGTATTCCTTTGACTCGGGCATGTGGACTATCTTCACATCCGACACGCAGAACAACTCGCTACCGGCTACGCTCTTGCAGGCTGATGCTTATGGCACAGTGACTGCGATTGTGCCTAGTCATGGGGCATCAGACGGGGATCCCGTAGTGATCCAGGGTGCAACGGTCGTAGGCTATAACGGCCTCTTCAACATCTCCTTCGTGGACATGAATACGTTCACCTATCAGGTAGGGTCGGCCCTTCCGGTGAACCCCGGTATGGCGATCTATGCGAACTTCTCGCAGAACTCCTATCGCCCCGTGGCGAGTGCGCAGATCCTGGACATCAACTACCTCCAAGATCCGACGAGTGGCGTGGTGTATGCCCAGGACAACACGGACGTGACGGACGATGGCGGGCCTATAGACCTGACCATCATTACGGATCGGTACGATGGCGGCACTTCGGAGTGGAAGGTTCTTCGTAGGCTCACGTTGCTGTGCGATATCGAGTCCTTCAATGCTATGGCCTCGTACACCGACAATGATTACGGCTCGTACTCCACTGCCCGCTTCATGAGCACTAACCAAGGGCAGCGTTCCACCATTACCCCTTGTGGCAGGTTCCGCAGAAGGGCATTCAAGATTCGCCATACGTCACCTACGCCCTTCAGGGCTGAGGCTCTGGAACTAGAACTTATCAAGGGGTCATTCTAATGGATCCGAATGCACTGGCTCAACTGTTGAGCGGGCTGTTCTCCGGGGCAGCGGGTATCAACCAACTGGGTACGGCCCAAAGCACGGCTGCGGCAGGGGCTGCTGCGGCATCTCCCTTCGGCGGGCAGTACGCGGGCTATCAACCGCAGCTACAGACCCAGGTGAAGAATGCGCAGAGTGAGACCATCCCTCTGTACAACAACGCCACCAACTCGGCTAACACCTTGGCCGGTACGAACACGGCTGTAACAGGCGATCCGAATGCGGTGAACTGGGCGTCAACCCTGAACAGCGGGTTGAACAATCAGGTAGCAGGTATAGGGCAACTGAACGCTACGGTAAGCGGGCCTAGTGCATCGCAACTGGCGTCCCCGTCCAGCCTGACTTCCC